AGATGCAGTTCCTGCTGGTTTCAAAGGTTTTGGTTGTAATAGAGTAACTTCTTTAACCGGTACAACATATGGTAGCGTAATGTACAAAACAGAATATTACGATGCGGGTGATGTAATCAAGTATGATGCTGATGGAACTGAAATTGTTGAAGCAGGTGATAAGGTTAGAAAAGTTATGTTAGGTATTTCATCACAAGTTGGTTTCGATAAAGATTTGTTAAAATACAAAGGAACTAATGGTGTTGATGAAACATACGGTTTCCATCTATCAGTAAATGCATCAACTATAACAGGTGCAACCCCAACAGGTAAAATGTTTATGACAACTCCATATGATTTAGAAGGTCAAACAGGAACCGACAACAAATTAACTTCATTGAATTATCGTAAATTTACATTCTTAGTTTATGGTGGTCATGACGGTTGGGACATATACAGACAAACTAGAACTTATGGTGATGGTTTTATCTTTGGTAAAAACACATATACAACTGGTAACACAACAAACGGAGGTGTTTTCAGTACAACAACGGGAAATTCAGATTATTACGCATACTTACAAGGTATCGAAACATTTGCAAATCCTGAAGCGGTAGATATTAACGTATTTGCAACTCCAGGTATTAATTTCTTAGACCATAGTTCATTAGTAAATCAAGCAATTGATATGGTTGAAAACGAAAGAGCGGATTCACTTTATATCATGAACTCACCTAATGTAACAGGAACAACGGCGGCTGAACAAGTTGTAGGTATGTTGGATGACGCAAATATCGATTCTAACTATTCGGCAACATATTGGCCTTGGATTCAAGTTAGAGACACTGATAACGCTACACAACTTTATATCCCACCAACAGGTGAAGTATTAAAGAATATCGCTTTAACAGATAACGTTTCATATCCTTGGTTCGCGGTTGCGGGTTACACAAGAGGTTTAGTAAATTCAATCAAAGCATCTAAAAAATTAACTTTAGATGAGAGAGATGAGTTATATAAAAATAGAATTAACCCAATCGCAACATTCTCAGATACAGGTACTATAATTTGGGGTAACAAAACTCTTCAAGTTAGAGAGTCAGCTTTAGATAGAATCAACGTAAGAAGATTGTTATTAAGAGCTAGAAAGTTAATCTCAGCAGTTTCTGTTAGATTATTGTTCGAACAAAATGATGAAATCGTAAGAAATGATTTCTTAAGATTGGTAAATCCAATTCTTGAATCAATTAAGAAGGAAAGAGGTTTATATGAGTTCCGTGTAACTGTATCAAATGACCCTGAGGACATCGATGCAAACACATTAAGAGGTAAGATTTATATCAAACCAACTCGTTCTCTTGAATTTATCGATGTAGAGTTCATCATTACACCAACAGGTGCATCTTTTGAAAATATCTAATCTAAAAGGAGATATAAAAATAAGAAAGGAGGTTGAAAGACCTCCTTTTTTTATGTAGAACGTTCCACGTGGAACATAAAAATATAATTAAAATTTAATTATACTGTATCCAGAATACTGGAACTAGTTATACTAGTATTTATTAATAATATTATAAAGAATTTTAAACTGGAACTAGTAATACTGGGACTTGTAAAAAACTAAGAAAAAATATTGAGAAAATCAAGTTTTTTGTATAATTAAACCAAAAATAAATTATTTTTCTTTTTGATATATTTATAAGAAAGTAAATAACTAAAAAAACTTAACAAATACAACATGGCGGATTTATTAATGAAAATGCCGGTTCCATATGAACCAAAAAGAGTCAACCGATTTATCGTTAGATTCCCATCATCTTTAGGTATCAACGAGTGGTATGTGACTTCGTCATCAAGACCAAGTGCGAAAATTAATTCAGTAGCAATACCTTTTCTTAATACGAAAACTTACGTAGCTGGACAATTTGAGTGGAATGAAATTAAAGTAAACTTTAGAGACCCAATCGGTCCTTCAGCAGCTCAAGCTTTAATGGAATGGTTCCGTCTTCATGCAGAATCAGTAACTGGTCGTATGGGATATGCAGCTGGTTATAAGAAAGATGTTGAGTTAGAATTATTAGACCCAACAGGAGTTGTAGTTGAGAAATGGTTATTAGAAGGTTGTTTCTTAACTGATTTAAACTTCGGTGATTTAGATTACAACAGAGATGACTTAGCTAATATCGCATGTTCATTAAGAATGGATAGATGTATATTAATCTACTAATATTATAAAAATATATTATATGAAACCGATAGTCCAAAAGATTATCGGTTTTTTGTTTTATAAAACTTTACTTTACACTAGTTATTATTTAAATTGTATATATGGAAGAAAATAGAATAGACCCAACAATATCATATGATGTAATTGAATTACCAAGTAGAGGTATTCATTATCAAAATAAAAAGAAAACCGTTAGGGTTGCTTATTTAACGGCTGTAGATGAGAATATTTTATCATCTCCAAATTTAATTGCAACACAACAAGTTGTAAATGAATTGTTAAAAAGAAAAGTTTTAGATAAAGATTTATCAATTGACGATTTAGTAGAAGAAGACAAACAGGCAATATTAATATTTTTAAGAAATACTGCATTTGGAACAGAATACAATTTAACATTAACTGACCCAAAGACAGATAAAGATTTTAGTGTTGTAGTTGATTTATCAACATTAAAAACTAAAGATTTTAAATTAGAATCTGATGAAAATGATGAATACAAATATTACATGGAAAAATCTAAAGTACATGTAACTTTTAAATTTTTATCAAAGAAACAAGAAGATGAGATAGACCAAATAAGAGATAGTTGGAATGGTAATGGAGTAGCACCTATTATTACAAAACAACTTGAATTTATGATTAAATCTGTTAATAGTAACAGAGAACCAATGCAAATAAGAGCATTCATTGAAAAAATGCCGATTAAAGACTCACAAGATTTTAGAAAATTTGTTAGTGAAAATAAACCGGGTTTAGATTTAACCCAAAATATAACCACCCCATCAGGAGATACAATCCAAGCTAATATTGGATTTGGGGTAGAATTTTTTCGCCCTTTCTACGGAATATAAAAAAGGACAATACGACGAAATTTTATATCTAATTAAAAAAGGTTTCTCTTATCGAGATATACTCGATATGCCTATATTCGAACGAAGATATTTCATCAATTACCTAATTGAAGTTGAAAATAGATAATTTAATATTTATTAGGTATGAGTGCAACCACCGAATTACTTAAGTTATTAGCGGACAGTAAAAGTCAAAATGATTTTGTAAGAGGAGCCATGAATAAAAAATTGGCAGATACTGAACAAGAAGCTAGAGATTTTTATAATAGAAATAAAAAACCAACAACAACTTCACCATCTAATCCAACTCAAATTAATAAAGAGGGGTTATCCACTATACAAGCATTAACGGAATCCAAACAGGAATTTGGTAAAATTTCAGATTTAGAATTAATTAAAGTAGAAGAGTATACAAAAAGAAAGAAAAACGACACCACTTTTTTAAAAGAATTACAAAGAGATATTAATGGACAACTTTCAATTGAAACTCAATTAAGAACTGATATCAATGAAAAAATTGGTATTAGTGGTCAATTATCGAAAGGTTTAAGAGACGAGTTATTAGATTCTCAACCCGCAGCAATTGAATTTGGATATGGAATTGGTGATATAACCAATATGATAACCTCCATGATGGAAAAATCGGGTAGGTTTAATTTAATTTCAAGAGAGACAATTGACAAATCATTTGCGACTGCTAGAGCATTTGTTGGGAATTATGAAGAAATGGGTGCGTTGTTCAATGAATTTGAAAGGGTTGGAATAGGTGCAAGGGGTGCTATGGAGGCTATAGATAAGGCCGGTAAAGATTCATTAAATTTAGGTTTAAGAGCTAAAACCACAGTTTCAGATATTAGAGCAAATATTGAAAAATTGAATGAGTATGGTTTTAAAAACGGTATTCAAGGTTTAGCGGAAATGTCAAGAAAGGCTACCGAATTTAGATTGAATATGAATAAGGTTTTTGAAATTGCTGAGAAAGTTATGGACCCTGAAGCGGCATTATCATTAACTGCAAATTTACAAGTATTAGGTGGTGCAATTGGTGATTTTAATGACCCATTGAAATTAATGAATATGGCGACGAATAACGTTGAAGGATTAACAGATGCGTTAGTCGGTGCCGCGAGTAGTTTGGCGACATACAATTCAGAATCAGGAAAATTTGAGGTGAATAATGTTAATCTCAGAAGAGCGAGAGATATGGCTAAAGAGTTAGGTATGACCACTGGTGAATTAACAAAAGTCGCAATAGCATCACAAGAAAGGTTATCCGCGGCGATGGATTTAGCGAGTAAAGGTTTCGATTTAAAAGAAGATGATAAGAGATTTATTACCAACTTGTCTAAAATGGATAAAGGTAGAATGGTAATCGAAATACCACAAACCTTACAAGATAAATTCAGAGGAGAAACTCAAGTCGCGTTATCTGAATTAACGAAAGAACAAGTAGATGTGTTGAAAGAAAATAAAAAGGCTTTCGAAGAAATGACACCTACGGACATTGCAAAAGATCAATTATCAGTTCAGAAAAACATAGAGAGAATGTTACAGGCATATGCGAGAGAAAATGTAAGAGCGGTTACTAAAGGAGCTGATGTACAAACAGAAATTGACAAATTCTTAAAACCTGTGATGGGTGAAGTGAAAAAATACGGTTCTGAATTTAAATTAAGTTCAGACCAAATTAATTCAATGAAAGAAGCTATTCGAAATCAAGCAATACAGACATATAAAACATCAGATTTATCGGGAGTTCAAAATTATGTAAGTGATAAGATAAAAGAATTAGAAAACAAACAACAAGCGAAAGAAGAGGAAAAGAAAAAGGATGAGGAGACAAAAAAGAGTATTTCAATGAACAACATGAAAGACCAAAAAATACTTGTAAAATCTGATATTAGAGTTATACCTGTGGGAGCAAACATGCAAGCGGAAGTGAATAATCAATATTATCAACAACGTGATTATCTATTCAATGAATTAACATATTATCCCCTATTTATATAATAAAATACTTTAATGCCAAGTTATTTAGATTTTGACGCTACTAAGAGATTTAGGGATGAAATTCTGAAAAGAACTTTAGACCCGGTATATGGTAATAATCCTTCTCCAAAGACATTTACCGATTCATCTTATAGTGTAAATACACTAAATGACGTATCTAATGTAAATCAACCAGATGTAGATAGTAATAGAGTTTCAGATTTAACTACTATTAAAACGAAAAATATCTACAAACCTGAAGAGTATATCATTACCGAGAATATTGTTGATTTACCGAGAAGAGCAAATTTAAACTTATATCCATATTTTACCCAAACAAATACTAATTTAATTGGTATCATGGGTAATTCAAATTACGATACAGAATCAGAATTATTTAAGTTTGCAGCATATTACATTAGAAACAATAGTCAAGGACCGGTATTTGCAAGAGTACAACAAAATTTAAATGCGGTAGTTAATGGTAGAAATAGATTATTAGATGGATTATCAGGTAACAGTTCCGCTTTATTAAATGTAATTAGAGGTAAGGAACCAATTATCGAGGGAAACAATAAAATTACCGTAGCAAATACATTATTAGGTAAAGGAATTGATTTTCTACAAACAGTATCGGGAACACAATTACCTTGGTCTGAAATACCTGGAGACATTTTAACTAATCCAAGAAATCCGGTTAATACAAGACCCACTAATGTAAGTGAAGGGGCAAAAATATGGCAGGATTTAACGGGAACTTTAGGTAGTTTTATTGGTATT